CTCTGTGGTTTCGGGAAGTGGATTTTCCTTCCGAGCCTGTTCGATAAGTTAATCAATATTTATTTAAAATGCTGCAAAAATAGCATAAGCACTAGTGGTGTATGTGCCATTCTCAATTTTAATTGTTTGTCCTGTTTTTAATGGTACAGTTTTCTCTACAATCACAAGACCAGCATCAGAACCATTATTAGTGTACGGACTAAAAATGCAGACATTATTAATATATATTTTTGTATTTTGCCCACTTCCGTGTGCATATGCAGACACGTTTACAAAGCAATCTCTTGTTGCTACATAAGTTACTGTTGCACCAGCGGCGATGGTTGTACTACTTTTTAAAATAGTTCCAACATCAATAAATGTATTACCCTGATTGCATTTCCAGCCATACCATGTTCCAATACTAATATCGTAAGTGTTTGACCAGACACGTCCGGAAACAGGATATTGCTCATGTACTTCCACAGTCACTAAATGATATGTATTAGCAGATTCAGAACACCATCTCACTACCCGATAACCGAAAAAAGGACCGGCTGTATATGGGCTGTTAGTAAATGCTGTGGCAGGATTATTCGAACCAAAATAATGTATTTTATTAATATCACTATTGCGATCGGATAAGTTTACATATAAAAAATTTGTAATCTGATTTCTTCCTGGAATGCTCTCACAGAACATTGGATCAGCAATGGTTTCATCAATAACCCTTACTGAACCAACGTGGCCTACTCCGCTTCCAAAGTATTTATATAAAGTGCTATTATCTGCTGATATGGATCGTCGCTGTACGATACCCCAAACAGTACGGGTGTTACTATCTACATTTAAATCTGTAGATAGTACTCCTGAAAACCAGTCTTCATTTGATGCAACTACATCAAACTCAATCGAACATATAGGAGTTATTTGCCCCATCAAATAATTTTTATTTATATAATCGCAGACAGCTTTTGCGTCAGCAGCAACATTTGGCAGTGCTAAGTTGAGATACGTTCTCTTTGAATTATTAACAGTAGTTAAACTCTGGGTGACATCCTCTATTGCATCTTTATTTTCTGCTATCGCTCCGGTCACAGTTCCATCACCGATACCAGATATATCAGTCGTTCCTATTTTTTTAGTATTACTATTTGCCAAATCATAAGCAGCTTTTACAGCTTTTGGCGTTGCCGCCACTCCAGCAGTTGATGCACTTGTACTTGATGTGCTGTCTGATAATTTTACATGTCCCAAAACTGAATTGGTAGCTTTAGATGCCACATGACTTATTAATGTACTGACTGCCTTTGCAATCTTTCCAAACGCTACAGTAATCATTTCTCCACTATTCAAATCTGACATGGCTGTAGACACTTCATAAGCTGGCTGCTTTAATCCATTAATCTCACGATCAATGATGTCCATGTTTTCATTCTGCACATTAATATCATAAAATTCATCCTCTGACGGCTTTGTTAAATTCAAATTTGTTGTTTTACTAGACATTCGTCAACACTTCCTCTCTCACTTGTTTCTGTGTGTATACTGCCAACTGCGCATGCGTGTAATGCGAAAGTATTTCATGCGTATTAAACATACTAACCGAAATAACCATATTAGCTGGCACAACACGTCTTAACATATCACACACATCCTGGTAATTATTCTCATTGCCTAAAGCTAATTTAACATTGAGTAAATATTTATCTGCGCTTAGAATCAGGCGATACACATTCTCTCCGCACATTCTTTTTAATTGCTGTTCCAATACCGGCAGTGTATATGGAAGCTGTTCATTCAATTTAACCAAAATTCTAAATTTTCTCTCGTCTTGCGTATCTGTATCTTTTGGAATAATTCCAAGAATTTTCTCCATACGCTCTATGCCGATAGAAGATGAATCTGATACAAATTGATTATTCAAGACATTTTCTGCTTGTGGCCAGACTATTTCGAATTCTGGCTGTTCAGCTTCCATAATTGCTTTTATTTCTTTATATACCATTAAATATGGTGGCAAATAATCTATTATCTTACGCTCCATCCGTCACACTTCCTCTCACAGGAATGGAATTGGATTCCAATATTAAATTCTCTGCATTTCCATTTATCTTTGTATTTGAAATATCAATTATTCGTACAATTAACTGATCAGACGACGCCCAGTTTTTTGCAAGTTCCTGAAAATAAGCGTCAATAGCTTTTTCAATATAATTTCCAGATGTTTTCCAACTCCACCCTGTCTGATATACGATATTAGTTTCTATCTGAATCTCCTTTTGGGTCGTGCCATCTACCGTTACGATATGTCCGATTGGAGCTACCGAATCAATCTCTTTTTGTACTTTTTCTATCAATGTGGTTGTAGGCACTGTATAATCTGATGCAATAATAGTTAACTTTACCGTTCCACCGCCATTCCAGACAGGTGTCACTTTTACACCTCCAACGCCTTCTATAGCATTTGTTTTCTGCTTATAGTCTGTAATATTGCCTCCATATGCCTGGCTCACAAGAGTATCAAAATATCTCGATCTGAGATCTTCATCTGATTCTTCATTTTCGCCCGGAATTAAAATAGCCGTGATTTCTGCTGTTTCTAATCCTTTAATATAGTCAATCGGAATCAACTGACCAGAAATCCCATTTGGAAGACTTCCTGCTGTCTCACACACCATCTCATACACACCATTTCCAATCGGTTCTTTAACTGTATAATTGTAATCTCCACAATTAAATCGCAAACCAGACAAATCCAAGTCAACCGGTTTAAAAGTTCCCTGAACAATCGCATGCGTTGCTGGCTGTCTTGTGATTCCTCTTTCCATGCATCTTTTATCCAGATAAACTCCTTGACAGGTATCTGCAAATGTCTGGTCTAAAGCTGTCTCTAATTCAGTATAAAGAATAGACATTTCAAATGCTGCCGGTGCAAGTGCATCAAATATAATCGCTCCCTCACGCTTATCTAGGGTATCTGGCACCCTAGACAACATACGTTCCATAATCTTTTCATATGTCATCTCTTCGAACATTAAATACTCACCTCTTTTTCCATCTGAAAATCACCAAAAATGGTGTGCACTGAAAATGTACACACCACCTCATGTTTTTTACTTGTATCAAATTCAAATTGATCTACCGAATTAATTCTTTCATCTTGCAACAATGCTTCTTCAATTCGTCTGGTTATCTCAGGACATGCATATGTTACTGATTCGCCAAATAAATCCACCAATTCTATACCATAATTCCATGAGTATATCGGGTAGACATATCGTTCTGTACATAATATCTTATATACCACCTGCTTCATTGCTTCAATGGTATCCACCGTACCTCTAACGCTTTCACTGATCATTCGATAATTTTTACTCGGCATATCCTCTTCATTTATTTCTGTAAGCAACAAATTATTAACACTTGGGATCATATTTACACCGCCTTATCCAAAATAATATAACTTTGACCGCCCTGGATTCTTGCAAGGATCACTTTATCTCCTGTTTTTAATGCATTATGGATTACTATTTTTTTCGTCCCCTTTTCATATTCCCAATCAACATCAACAGACATCTCATGGTTTGTTACATTACGCGCTAAGACAAGTTGTTCTTTCCCAAGTATAAGCTTCTGGTCTACTTTAACTTTTAATGGAGATACGCTTAATACTGTTCCTTCATAAAATCCTGCTGGTCCGGCGGAATTTACTGCATCTAATGCTGCTTGCTTGATCTGTTTGATCAATCCATCAAATTCAGACAAAATCACCACCCCTTAATGTCAAATTCATAAAATTCTCATTTTCTCTAAAAACATGCTTACACGATTCCACCAACATCATAGACTGAACTTTTGCAACTCCTAAATCCAGAATAACAGGTAATAAACATCCTGCCCGGACTGATACATCTCCTATTGCATTCGTAATCTGAAATGATTTTGATTTTCTGTTATACAATTGCAATAAAGATTCAACTTTTTCTTTGCCATTTTCACCATCAGATAACTTATCGTAATACTGCAGCATTCCCCACTCATTCATTTTAGATGAGTCCTGCGCAATATATACATCTCTCTGTCCGGTGTTCTTATTGTCATAAACAAGCTTTATTTTGTTATACGTCTGATCATCAATGGATGAGCTATATTTATAATTTTCTCCTGTTTCAGAATCAATCAAAATATTAACTGCCAAATTTGCAATATTTTTCAGTGACAATGAGCCGAAATCATCATATAAAACATACATTTCACCAACATTCATTAAAGTCTGATCCAGACAATCCTGCATGATGTCAAATAAAGATTTTCCGTCTTCCACAAGGGATGGTATTACATAACCGGTATCTTCCACATCTCCAGTCTGCAATTCAAAATCTGCAGCTATCAGCTCTAAAACTTCACCGGCTGTTTTCCCATTAATCACATAAGTATCCTTATTTTTAAAATACCGCAATTGATCATATGCAGTAATCGACAGCACCGGTTCCTTGTCCTTTTCTATTTTAAAAATAAAGCCATAAAACACATTTAATCCATTCCAGCGCAATCTCACTGGATTACCCTCTGTGACATTTAATTTGCTGTCATACATACATTTAAAAGTTAACTTTCCCGGTGATCCATACCTTTCAGTTTCCCATTTAATATCCTCTAGTACGGCGGGAAAATACACAGTATCTCCATTCTGGATTAATAATTCTGCTGACATTTTCCCTCCTATACCGGAATCGTAAATACTTGATTTGGATATATCAAATTAGGATTACTGATTCCATTTGCATTTGCAATTTTCATATAATATGTTTTTGATCCACTTCCATAAAACTTTTTTGCTATTACACTTAGGCAGTCACCCTTTTTGACGGTATAAGTGGTTGGCAAACCATTAGATGGTGCTGTTGATGTATTACGAGAATTTTTCACCTTTGCTGTTGTCTTTCTCTGCGTAATCGATAAAATAGCTGTTTTCGTTCCATATTCCTTATACTGCTTAAGCTTTATCGATACAGTAACGTCTAAACCGTTCTTGCTTTCTTCCACAATGTTATAATTTTCAAGTGATACTTTCATATTCGTATCAAATAACATCTTTCCGTTAGGAAATGCTCGTGTAACGATAAATTGAAATGGCAGTTTACTTTTTTTCAATGTCTCTATAGCATTCAGAAAGGCCTCTGCTGGCTGATAGCCATTTTGATAAACTGCAAAACCATATTGAACATTCGGTAACAGCGCATCAAATTCAATTTCTGTCAAACTGGCAGATTTCAAAACATTAATTTCACCATCATTTATAAGGTTATATGTTTTATTCTGTCCACCAATTTTAAGAGTAAGCTTCGACGGTGCAACCGGCAACAATGTTTTCCCTAAATAAAAATAATATGCCATTTTATGAATGCACCCCCTCTGCTGCTTGCTGCAATGCTTCTGTTACTCCATTAGCCAAATATGAAATCACTCCATCAAGATCTGTATCCTGGCTTACCGTATTGGTAACGCCGCCCATATTTACATTTACACTTGCTGTTGTAAAACGATTAATGACTTCTCGCTCTGCAAGGTCTCTCATGTACTCCAAATTTTCATTGCTGATATCTACGGAATCTGCAATTGCACTTGTATCTTTCGAAATATCTCCCAACGTTGAAGCCATTCCATCTGATGTAGAATCATATCCAGCGGAAGTAAGTAAATCTGAAAAACTGTCTGTAGATAATCCACCGGAAAAAACAGAAGATATTTTATCATCAATTCCTTTTCCAAAATCATAACCACTTTGATACGCATCACCATAATTTATACGGTCAAGCGTGTAGTCTTCTGGATTCAACTGATTTGCTGCTGTTCCTCCCGCATCTTCGATTTTTGCATCGATTTTTGCCTGTATTGTATCCTGAAAGCCACTCACCGCATCAGCAAGACTAGACCCAAAGATCGTATCTAGTAATTTTGCAGCACTTTCAACAACACTCAATATAAAATTAAAAAGAGACATAAACATGGTTTCAATAGCAATAATCGGATGCTCAAAAACAATTCCAAGAGATGCTGCGAAATTTGCAATTAAATTCCACAGACCAACTCCGGTAGTTATAATCTTGTTTATCCATCCTATCACAATATTTCCAATCAGAGCACCGGCTGTAGCGATAACTCCACATATAACACCTGTCGCACTGATAGTTGTACCCTGTGCCTTATTAATTGCTGCAACAACCATGTAAATTACTGCTATCACTGCAACTATGGCAAGTACAATCCATGTAAGTGGACAAGCATATAAGGCAGCATTAAATGCAATCTGTGCCGCAGATGCTCCGGTTGTAGCTGCCGCTTCTGTTGCTGTAGCTGTCCCATGCGCAACCGCTCTTATCGCAGCGACCAATTTTAATCCGTTGGAAACTGCTTCATATGCATTATGCATTATAAGCACACCATTATAAAATGCCAGTGCCAATGCCACACTATAAATAATTGGACTGATAATGGACCAGTTATCAGATACGAAAGCGGCTCCCTGAATCAGCGTATTAACCACACTCAATGATACATTTGCAAGTACAGCCATATCATTAATTGCAGTCTGCGTAAATTGTTTAAATTCCTCACTGTTCGCAATCTCATTGATTCTCTGTAACACCGGTTGGAATTTCATTAACGCTGTATTTTGCATAGATGTCCAAATCTGCGACCATGTCATAGGCATATTATTAAACTTGTCGTTGATCTCATCAGAAGCAGAAAAGATTGCCTGTTTTACAATATCAGCCGAAATCTGTCCCTCCGACGCCATCTGCCGAATTTCTCCGATTGGAACTTCAAGATAATCTGCAATCTCCTGTATAAGGTTTGGAGCCTGTTCAAAGATACTATTAAGCTCATCACCACGAAGGACGCCAGAGCCTAATGCCTGTGATAACTGCAACATTGCATTTGAAGCTTCTGTCGTGGATGCGCCGGCAATTACCATCTCTTTTTGTACAAGATTTGCAAAATCAACGACCTCTGCCGAACTGCTAAAAGCATCCTTCGCATTATTTCCGAATTTTGCAACGACTGCTGACATATCTGCAAATGAACCTCTGGCATCCTGCGCAGACGCATACACTAGATTAAATAAATCTGACGTACTTTTTAAATTTCCTCCTACAGATTCGAAACCATTATTCATCATTTCAAGACGTGCCGTTGTTGCTGTCAGTTCGTCTGATGTATCAAGAACATTTTTTAATGTCTGTACTGTTGCTACAGTTGCGAGTATACCTGCAACTTTTCTAAATGCATTTTCCAATCCGCCAGCAGAACTTCTTGCTTTTTCTGTCTGTTCCTGCATTTCCTGTATCTTATTATTTGATCTATCTAACTCATCCTGTATATCCTGAATCTTTCTTTCATATCCATACAATTCCTGCGTGATTGCCTGAATACCAGCAGAATTAAATGCAGAATTTGTTGCCTGATCTGCATCATGCAGCGCATCCGTTGTGCTGTATAAAGCGGCTGTGATACGATTTAATGGTCCTGTCATCTTATCAGTTATTTCAATCGCTGTTCCTATCGCCATAAATCCACCAACCTTTCATGAGCATAAATATAATTTTATGCTCTTGTTATTTTGAGCTATGCTTCATTTTTTCTTCCTGCCTTTTTTCAGCTTCAATCCTCAAATCAATTGCCGCATAAATAAAAGCACGCTCATTCTCATCCAATTCCATTAATCTGGACGGCAATATATGAAGCTTATGCAATGCATAATATGCATAGTTTGCTTCACTATCGCCGCCTTCTATTAGTTTTTTGCCTCTTCCACCTTATCATTCATGGTTTCATCCAATCCGTTGTATTCCTGAACAAATTCAACAAAATTGTTATACTCTGCCGGATCATCTACCATTTCTTTCAAAAGATCTGATGCAGTTTTAACTCCATAGGAATCCTGTAATTCTGCATTATAAAGATCTGGGTATACTACAGCTGAAACGAGTAATTCTGCTACATATTTAGAAGAATTTACTTTTGGACGCATAATACCCGGTTTTCCGGTGACTGGAACATCAATCGTACATTTCTCTCTGATGGCTTCTGTTTCTTTCGTTGATAAAGCTTTAATTTCCCATTTTAATGGTTCTCCATTTTCATCGCATAATGATTTTGTTGCAGCAAAAAATGCATTTTTCTTTTCCTTTTTATTCTTTTTCAAAAAATATGCTAAATTTCCCATATCACTTACCTCTTTCTTAAAATATAAAGGCAGACACTGCATAATCTGCTAATTGTCTGCCTTAACTCTTTACATATATTCTGGATCTGTATATCTTTCTGGTGAATCAAAATCCATTGCATATCCTTCAATGGTCTGCTCGACAAATTCACCGTCTGCATCAAACATTGATAAGAGAACATCTCCCTCAATTACACACTGCTTATATACCTTCGTGCTCCGTCCCATACATGTTGCTGAATCGCTACTCGTCACCTGACATTCAAAAGTTGGCAATAAACCTGTATTCTTAAATTCCTCGATCAATTTATCAAACATTTCGCTGCATTTATAAACTGTCATTGAGAATTTAATGGTAAGTCCGACCGCTTTTTTACCATCAATCAATGCACCTAATCTTGTTACATCGGCATTTTTGACATTTGCTTTTGCTTCAAATTTTTTTGCATTAAGCATAGAATAACGTCTTCCATTAATTGTGCAAAAAAACTCTGCCTGTTTTGCGCTTGGTGCATCCTGCGTATTCATAAACTGTTTCGACATGCCCATCTTCCTCCTGTTACTCAATCATTGATTTCATGTACACTTTTTCCATTGTATTAATAATGGTAATTGCGCTGTTAATAAGTACTGATTTCTTTGTATCGCCCTGTTCTACAGTAATATCTTCTGGGTCAAAATCTTCGATTGCATTGATATCACTTAACTGCTGATCAATTTTCACAATATCCGACCACAAACTCACTCTTCCCGATTTGTCATTCGGAACCTTGCCAAGATATTTGGAAGCAAAAATTGAAGCAATGGAATCTGCTCTTGTGTCGATGACACGGATTGTCTGATTATCCTTGAAAATATCGCCCATTTCGTCTGTAATGCTGGTAAAAGAATTAATATCCTCAAGAACATGAACCTCTGTACCTACCTGATGTAACACCCATTCGCCTTTTTCCAGAGCTTCTGTAAGTTCATCCTGAGTAAATTCAGTGTTAATGCTTAATTCGCCATCATATTTCATATTCGTTGCAGACTTATTTACAGCAGTACCGGCAATAACACCTGTAGCCCAATACACAAGTTCTGCACTGTTTTTCACATTTACACATGAAATCGAATCTGCCGAACTATAATCGTGCATAACCACCTGTAATCGAATGCCTACATCATTTCTCAATCTGTCTGCAAAAGCGGCATACAGTCCTTTTACTGCACTTTCAGATCCAGCATATCCAATTGCATTCACATCTGGATAAGAACTGATTTTATCCAAAAATGCCTGATGATTTGATGTCGATGCAGTACCGTTTGTTCCACCGCTTAATGCCGTCGCTGCCGTAACAGACAATTCAGCGGATTTTTTCCACACAACAAAATCATTGTCAATAAGCTCTGATGCTTTTGAAACTGTCTGGCTGTCCATTTTTTCAGTTCCAAGATACAGTAACACATCGAATTTTTCACCATCATCCACATTTGTCTGAATAACAACCTTAAGGTCATTTCCCTTTTTGCCTGTATATTTTGCTTCCGCAAATGTATTTGAAGCTTTTACTCCCCCAGAAGTAACTTTATATACATATACTTTGGACGCATGTTTGAAAAGTTCTCTTAATGACAACATTTCTGCTGCATCATAGTCGAATCCAAATATTTTTTTACTATCCTTCATGAAATCCGAAGCTGTGACACCAATCACCTTATCATCAGCACCCCAGTCCAGTTCCAACGCCATTGCAGCTACGCCTCTGTCTGATAACGTTGCTGATGCAATTGCTTTTGAAATGAACTGAAAATAAGCCCCCGGAAGTACTTTATTCTGTGTTAAATATGTTCCTCCACCTAATGCCATTATTTTCCACTCTTACCCTTTCCATAAAACGAATCAATCATCTTATCAATTTCTTCTGTTGAATAATTTTTATTCTTGTCCAGATTTCCAACCAAAAAATCTCTGTACTTTTTATATCTCATGGAACTTACAATCTGTTCCTTTGAGAATAAAATCTTTTCTGGTTCTTTTTTTGTTTCTGCCATGTTATCCTCCTTTACATCACTTTTGTGCTTTCCTCAAACTGCATCATGCTTTCTAATTCCTCTTTTTTGAGCAAAAAGAGATCATATGTAATCTGAAAATGTAAAACTCCATCCACTACATTTCCACTTACATTACTGCCATGTATAATCTTATCCTCTACAATAATATCACCGAGGCATTCAATTAAAGTCTCATAGACGGTATTACATTCATCCACAGGCTCATCATCTGATTTAGGAAAATAGTCAATCACAAACGGATAATATCGTCTTGAGCGAACTTTTCCAGTCACTTCCACACTTGGATTCAGACACATAACAGAAAAACACGGATTTCTTAATCCCTGCTCTACCAATTCTGTATACACTTTAAAATGTGCTGAATCATATTCTGTCCTGATTGCTACAATAATACCATCAATTACTTTCTGTATCATTTCATCGCATCCTCCAGAAATTTATGTAATTTTTGCTCTAAAATCTGTGGTGTAACAGTTCGCAACTCATTTTCAGAAATTGTCAGCATATACTTTCCCGGAACCCATCCTTTATGGTCTCTTGTTCTATGTCCATATTCAACGTACACAGCATATTCAACAGCATTTGTAACATCAATAATATATGTGTTTCCCTCTTTACGAACACTCATATTTTCTTGAGATATTATTTGGTCTGATCCAAATAAATTATCATACATTGCCTGAGTTGTATCCCGCTTTGAATCACCCGTTTTTTCTGCTGTCCACCCACGCCGCAGCGTACCGCCAACTTTATTTTCATAATGTCCAACAGGTGTACGCTTTATTACTTTTGCTAATAATCTGGCAGCCAATTCTTTACAGCAGGCCTTCATAAATTCATCTTTCTGCTGTTTATTCAGATCCTCGATTTTTCTTGTGAAATCCTGTAATTCTTTATACTTTACGCTCATTATGACCACTTTTCCTTCAATTCGAGAATAACTTCCTGATGTGTTTCATATACCGCCGGCTTACCGGAGCTTGCATAATCCGTTGTGACACCATTCTGCGTTACCGTTATCTTTGAACCTGGTTCTATGATTTTCTCCGGTTTTAAAAATAGCTTTACAGTTTGCGTTTGAATTGAAGCTCTATCTCCTTCCTTGGTAGATTCCTTACTATTAAAAGAAAGTCTGCAAGGCTCATTCTCTAAAATCACAGTATTAGTAAATCCTGTCGATCCATTAGGCTTCTCGCATTCTGCACGTTGCGTCACGGTGCATCTTCCATCATATGTGCTTTCAATGATTTTTCTTACCATGTTCATGTGAACACTACCTTCCTGTATCGGTTTAAAGATGATCTGTAGTTTTTCATGAGACTATCTGTAAATGATGCAGATACAGTGCCAAATGATGTAGAAGTATCACCGATTTGAGCCGAAGAAACTCTTTGTGGTGTCTCTGTTTCTCCAGGCTTTTCATTTCTGTAAATATCCATTGCCATGCGCAAAACTGTTGTTTCTAATTCTGCCGGTATTTCATCAATGTGACAGTAATTTTTCACAATTTCTTTTGCGTTATCCAATGCAAACTCTACACATATTTCTATGCTCTGCTCATCGGCATTTAATCCAAGAAGTGCTAACAGCCTTTCGGCTGTCAGCTTGCTACTTCCTTCCATGATCATCACCTACCCGATTTTGTGTTTAATAGCAACAATTCTAAGCTGTTTTTGCTCATATACAGGTTTCCAGTTCTCTGCCATTGCAAGTTCTGTACGGAGTGGTGTTTCCACATGATCACGTTTTGCTCCAGTGTATGCAATTCCTCTTGGATGTAAAATAAATGCTTTACGGTTAATGAGATAATCAATACCAGCACCGGTCTGTTTATCACGATCCGTCTCGGTAGCCACAAACCCAACAGGAGAACCATTACCATATGCTACTGCGCCATTTCCAAAAAGATATGTAGTGTACACACCTCCGGCACCTACTGGGCATCCGTCATCTACAGTTACACGTCTACCCTGATAGGTATCAAACTCTACATCCGTAGAATCACGCTCTGTCTCAATGAGATTCAGTTTCTTCAGATAAGACTTTGTTGCTGAATGCATTGCGACGCCAGATAACTGTGACTGTGCATCACCAAGCAACTGACATGCATCAATAAATGCTGACGCACTGATCTGCTTTGCTGCTTCTGTCTTACCTGCAGTAAGATCAAGAATATGATCTTTCATTCTGGTCTCTGCCGCCGGTGTTCCTTCCGATCCTGCTGTAGTTGTACCAAATACTCCAGTAAGAATCGCAATCAGCTCTTTCTGCATATCACGTGCCCAATAAGACGCAACCAGATCACCAATCGCTTTCATTGGATCAGCACCTGCCAAAGCAGCGGAAAGATTCGTTGCTCCCCACATATTCTGGCGGAAAATGGTAGTTGATACATCCTCATTGGAACCAATTTTCTTAGCAGTCATCTTGACATCTTCAAGAATCGCTTCGGATTCCCCCTGTAAATCCTCAAAAAACGGCATATTATGTGTTCTTGCCGCTTCGCTTGCCAACACATCAAATTCTGGACTGTTTACCACAATCCCACTCTTGAAAAACTCTGATAACTCCATTGTTCTGTTGATTACATACGGGTTAAAAAGTTCCGGTACAATAACGTCTGAAATTTTTGTAATTGCCATAAATATTTATCCTCTCTTTCTTAAATCGTTACTCCAGCCGCAGCGGCAAGTTCTTTTGCCTGTGCTGGATTTTCTTTTAAAATGCGTCCCTGCTCAGTCAGATTGAATGTTTCCTTTGCAAATGGATTTGCTGTACCACCTGCGCCACCATTTTTCGGATTATACGGTGGTTTCTGCTGTTCCTGTTTAAACAAATGTACCATTGCCGCATCCTCTTTATATGGTTTCACAGCATCCTCTACGCCAACAGGCTTCCCTTCTTTATCGAAGTTGAACTTATCCAGCCCACCTGCCTTATAAATCAGATAGTCTGGATCCAGAACTCCCTGCTTTGCAAGAGATTCTTTTAAGGCGTATGTCTTTGCTGTTTTCTCTGCTGAATATTTAAGGCCTTTAATCTCAGTTTCATATTCTCCAATTTTTTTCTGCAAATCTGCATTATCTCCATTGGATTTTTTAAGCTCTGTGATCGTGTCATTTGCAGTTTCCAACTCTTTGACTTTGTTATTAAAATCATCTTTTGGTACTGCATGTTTTGGGAACTCTTTCTGCGCCGCATTCATGACTGCATCCACATCAAGTTTTCCATCCTTAATCTCTGCTTTTTCTAAAATTGCCTTTAACCATTCCATTTTTTTTATCCTCCATAGATTTTTATTCCCGCTCTCCGGGTATTGGGATTCTCTGTTTATTCTCCAGATGAGTAATGCCGTTCTTTAATGTCTGCGGATAAAAGACAATATAAAAACAGGACTGCCGGAGGAACTTACTTAGCGTCACCTCTGCGCTGTTCGGTTCATAGATTTCCGGTTGCCCTGTTATTACTGGTTTTTATTGCTTTTTTACGGATATTGTTGTAATATATACATAAGATATCTTAATAAGAGTCATTTTGTTCCCCCCTTTGCCTCTGTGTTATACAGAGTTGCCGGGAGCGAAAATGGCTCTTATTTATTTCTTTTATAGATTTTCACAATCTCCTGATTCTTTACCAAAATAATTATATCAACAAATGCCGTATTTCTTGAGCTATAAATTCCTTGCATCTGTTGCTCTATCTCATCCATGCTTAGTGCAGTTTTGTCAGCACATATAACAAAATTATTTGCTTGTTTCTTTTTCGATTTTACCATCCCATACAACGTATTTTTTCCATTTCCAAGGGGAGTTTTCAAATCAAATTTTATTCCATCTATCAGGTAATCCGGTGTCTGTATATTTTGAGGGAACGTTATCCTTGGAACCATCTTTATATCTTTCCCAGTTCCTTTTGCAATAATATTTGCAATTTCTTTTTCATGTTCCGAATAATCCAACAGCACTCTCTTTCCATCAACTTTGAAAGCTTCACCATTTACAAAATATTCCTGTAAATCCTCTACTTTACCAATTTTATTATCTTTCCCTATCCAAGATGCAGTTTTATCAACTGGAATCCCAAAGAAATTCTGCTCCCGTTTTTTGTCAGTATATTCTTGTATGTTTTCTGTTTTGGTCTTAAATTTTACATGTTTCCACTCCTTTTCCGCTCCATATCGTGGTTGGAAACTGTTTGACACAAAGTCCGCATCACCATTAACAAACGATTTTTTCCACTCCTCAAACGTCGTATCTGCCGGCACATAGTAGGTCTTTCCATCCTCGCCACGGGCAGCACGTTCGCCCACACTGTCAAATTCATCATCAAAATAAGGGCATGTACAGCCACGGCAATTCGGATGAAATGGCGGTACGGTAACACCAATCTTATAATCTTTCATTTGAAAATGTTTTCCATCCATCTCTCCACATGTATCACACGTATTGCTATCTAAGGTCTCAACCACTTGGAACTCTTCCACACCAAGATCAGAAAAACATGATTCCTGTGCCTTTGCAGAAAAAGCCGCCGATTCCGTCTGAACAATCCTCGCAGCCTGTGACCTGCTCACTTTCATGTTCTTGGATATTTCCTGTATAGCTCTATCCGGTGATTCCCCTGTAATACACATTCGAGTTAAAGAATCATGCATACTGTTAATTAGTCTTGTTTTGTCCATCCAAACACGATCTGAAAAGTTACGTCCATCAACAGCCCACGGTTTATGTATAATATCACTGACTTTCTCTGAATTAAAATTCTGCATCTGCCAGCCAACACCCATACCTCGCTGTACTTCAAATGCTGTGTGATAATATCCAGATGTATAAAGATTTGTAATATGCTCATCTATGGAATCATGATAATTTCCGTACAATTTTTCAAGTTCCTGCTGTGTCTGTAACTTAAGTGCCTCCAATCTACTGATATGTACCTTTGCCGAAGCATTCTCAAGCTCTTTCATCCACTGCTGATTGATACCGTTTTCTTCTCCATATTTAATATAATCCTGTACATCCCACTTAAACTCTTCCAGCTCATCGCTGTTGAGCAATCTCCTTGCCTCTATCATTGAAATTTTGTTATTGGATGCAAATCTCTGATACCAAGCATTAATTTTTCCGTCTAATACTTGTTCCGTACGCCGGAACTCCTGCTCGATACTCTGCATGGTCTGAACGGATGTGTCATGCTGCGCTTCTTCCAACTGCTGGAAACGTTCCTGCCAATATTCACTTGTCCGCTTTTCCATGCAATCACCTCATTTCATAAAATTCCCAACTCTTTATATACTGTTGCAATCTTCGGAAACTGAATTGCTATCCAATCAACCATCGTTTCTTCATGCCCAGCGTGCGGAGTATGTTCAAAATTATCTTTCAATCCACTTTCATTCAAAAATGCATGAATAATTTCATGGCGCAAGCAGCTCTTAAAGTACGCATCTTTTTCTTCGTCATTGTGAAACCAAAAATGCTCTTCATCATCTAAATCTGCTATAACGATCAGTGGAATTTCACTACAACAGTAACCAGCCCACGAATTTTGGCTTAATTCTTTATCTTCTGACCATTTATGTATTTCTATTTGATATTCTGTCCCCAGAATCATCACTGTTTGCTTCATTTATTTTCTCCTCACCTTTTGAATCAAAAGCTCCAATATAAGCATCTGCTTTCTCTTGTGCTTCCTGCGCTTCTTTTTCCAACTGTTTTAATTCTGCGTCCGCATCCTCAACAAGCGGATGATTTTTGAGAATCGTCTTTTTACTGACAATTCCAACCGAATCCTTGCAAATCTGCGCCTGCTCCGTGTCATTCTTTACACAGGTGCGGGACCATGTCTGAATGATTTTCTTACAATCAATCCCTTCATGTCGGCATATCGCTCTTACCAGACGTGCAAACCCAAGCTGAAACTCCGTTTCCGTCAACCCAGCTTTCATCTCCAGCAATGAATACATGAATTTAAGAGCTTCTCCACTCTGATTCCCAAAATTCTCCGGCTGTGGATCAAATCCCTGCCCTTGTTCAAAAATAGCCTTTCTGGTGGCTTCCAACACGCTGTTACGTGCTTCAATCGGTATTTCAATGTTGAGCGTGCTCACTCCCGGATTACTTCCATCATCTCCATCAACCTTGATAGTTTTGTATTTTTTCAAGTCTGATAAAAACGTGTCGAGATCAGTTCCGCCATACCCAGACAGTACAAATATCAATTCCTGTATATCATCCAAATCATTAATAAAACCGCTGTAGACCTTGTCGTAAACGTCTATCAGCGGTTTTATATTTTTCAGATCGTTTGTATTCGTGTTGTTGTTCGGGAATGGAATAAAAGGCACCTCTCCGAATTCATGCCGATATTCTGCGACAAAATCGCCGGTATCCGGCACCATGAAAGTGTTGTAGTAGAACAGCCCATCTTCTAAAGTGTCGCCACACTTCCGCCGGAACGTCCAACAGCTTTCCTTATCCCAGTATTCATAAATTGTATAGGTATCTCCTGTTTCCTCGTCGATTTCATCATACACACGAAGAACACCGAGCAGTTTCTTTTTCAAATCGTGTGATTCAATCGGAATAATCTGCTTGCTGTCGACTACCGCCCACTGGAATGTCTCATCTTCATCCTCCCAGTAATGAATCCATCCCACCGATGCATTGGAAGCATTTACGCACAGCTCCATGCAGTTTTTCCGGTATTCATCACCGAGTACTTCTGTCACGACTTCATTTCCATGCTCATTCCCAATATCAAAAAGTGGCGGTGCTGTAAACATATATGCAGCCTTTTGATTGACAATAAGTCCGTGGAAGTTCCTCGGAATCCGGTTATCCGCATTACGCAACGGATTATCTGCATCCTCTTTTCTCTCATCACTAATTTTATTAATTAAAATATCCGTTTCATTCCGGTAATACCGCTCTGCCTGCATAGCATTAAAGGAAAACTTTGTATGTCCCGGTTCATATTTTCTTATGAGTTTTTTCATAATCTCAAGTTCCATGTCTATCACCTCTATTTCAAAATGCTGATACCGCCCGGCTTGCGAATAATCGTATAACAGAAATACCGAAGAGCATCCATCGCATGATCGTGCTGCTTTACCGGTTTATCCTCGCCACGCTCAGATGCTTTCTGATCCCAGATATACGACCCAAACTCTTTGATCGTATTCGGACACTGGTCACTGATGGCGATTTTCCCCTGATTCAGCAACGATGCCACAAATCGGATACCGTCCAGTACGTCATTTTTTGCTTTCTTGATTGCATAACCTCGTTTTTTCAATTCTGCTATGAACGATGCTGCAGATGGATCAATCACAATCTTGACTGGCTTTATTCCATCGAGCCACCTCTCCAAATCATCCGCATACTCGGTATCTGTTTTCTGCCTTTCTTCATCGCGACCGGAATAATAATACTCACGGCAGCATACCAACCGCCCAGAACGTTCTTTGCACCACAACAGGAATACTGTTGCATTCTGTGTACCATAGTCACAGGACACATAATAATTTGCATTGACCAGATCAGCCGTGCTGGAAATCACATGCTTGGCAGTGTCGAACATATCGTAAATAATGCCCTCTGCCATCGCCCATAGTCCAAGGATGTACCGGCGGTAGAACACACCTGTGTACATGCCACGGTATCGTTCCTTGATTTTCTCCGACAGACTCAAGTTATCATCCATCGTGAAATGCAGATACAACAGATGCTTTTCTTCTCTCTTATCAATCCATCCGGTCTTGAACCAATGATACGGTCCATCCGGGTTGCAGTTGAACCAATACTTCGAACCATCAACAGAACATCGTCCGGTTGCCTGGTTCACGAATGATTCCGGCATGAGCGCCACTTCATCAAAAAAGACCCCAGCTAAGGTAATACCCTGAATGAGATCCTGTGATCGTTCGTCTTTGCCGCCAAATATATAGAAATAATTGGTCACATCTCCTTTTGTGATGATTACCAAATTGTCAGCCCTGTGATCTGCCACCGTATAACCTCGACTTCGCAGCATCAGCTTAAGCCAAAATAATACATTTCTGCGGAAGGAACCGATTGTCTTGCCGCACATACCAAAATTTTCGCCGTCAAATGTGCTCATCGCCCACATAACAAACGATAGCGACATACTCACCGTCTTGCCAGATCGAATAGCACCATCTGCGATAATACCATCCTTATCTTTAACCGGAGAATCTTCACACCACCAGTTCAATACCTTGCGCTGCTTCTTGGAAAATGGCTTGAACTTGAAAACCCGCTTAATCTTACTGATTCTCTTCATCGCCCCAGTCCTCCGCGGCAGTACCATTCAAAGCTTCAAGGAATCCATCATCTGCAACCTCATCGCCGTCATCTGTCTGAACTTTGGCTTTCAGTAATGCAATCTCTGCTTTCTGCTTCTCAGTGGCAAGATCCATGTGATCCGAAAGCCACTGCAAAGCTTTCATCCGGTCAGCAAGTTTTACCTTTACGCCGTCCTTGCCCTTGGACACTTCGGAAATGATTGTTCCGTCCACATCCGCATCATTCTTGATATTGACATGGCTTACTGTGATAGTTTTATGTTCCCCTGTATCCAGAATCACTTCAATCTCTTCATTTCCGAAGTCCACAAAATCAGTTACATCCGCAAATGCAATATCCATGTACTTCTGGAAGATATCTGTTTCACTCAAAAACTCTCTGTTAAGTCGTTCCTGTTTTAGCCGGAAAATCTCCTCTTTTATCCGAACATTTCCTAACAATCTCGGTCCCGCCACCACTGCGGTTGTGTAATCACACTCATACGCTTTCTGATATGCCTTGGTGGCATTAAAGCAACGAATATAATAAATGCAAAAAAGCTGTTGCTTATCAGTCAAATCAGCGTTTTGTATCACCGCTTCTACTTCATCTGCAACAGACTCTTTTTTTACTTTCTTTGTTTGTTTATTTTCTTTCGCAACGTTGCGTTTATTTTTTTGCAACGTTGCATTCGTTTCGCCATTCCATTTGTACCGGTTTTTCCAACTTCGTACCGTTCCCTCTGCTACTCCTAGCTGATTTGCAATATCTATTAGCTTAAGCCCTTGCTTATACATTTCAAAGGCTTTGTCCGCTCTCGCATCTTTTGCCTTTGGCAAGGACCATCACCACCATTTCTTTTATCAGTATCCCTCAAATAACTTAGGGGGAATAGGGCGCCATCCGACGCCCATAAAAAAAGCGTAAGCAGATTCTTCTCTACTTGCGCTCTTTTCATTTTATATATTATCACGAATATATGTATCATTGTGTATCATCTTTATCAGATTCCTCATTTTCTATCATCAGTTGATAGTATACTCCTGTTGGATTGAAGTTTTTTAATGCATTAGCATGAATCCGGTGAATTTGTGCCCACTGATACCCCATATGCACACAAATCTTTTCCCAGCTGTACCGACGAAGATACCGATATGTTAATACCTCTCTTTCTGTCTCATTTTCCATCTTTTCAATATCTGCAAATATTTCTGCATATAGATCAATACGTTTGTATCTGGCAGCTATTAGCTTATTTATCAGTTCGTCCAACTTTGCCATATAATCAGACAGATCTGTTTTATTATGTGCATGCGGCATATCATCCATAATAACAGACGGCATCATTTTATCCAGTCGCAATTGTTCTATTTCTTCCTCTATACGTTTGGCTGCATTTATGGATGGAATATATGATTGTAAGTACGCCTTTTTCAAATCGTTATTGTTCACTTTATTTCCCCCTGGTATTTCTTTTAACAAAATTTTATCACGTACTTACATATTGTTTGTGCCAACTTTAAGGCAAAAAATACCAACCATCGTAATTGGTGGTTGGTATTAATGGAATCATATTTTTTTATTTTGCAGATACTCCTATCAAATAATTTATAAATGCACTGCACGATACTAACATAAACTTTGCCTCATCGAATGTTGATGATGGACCACCTATATCTCCTGCATGGCGGATACCATTCGCATCGCTCGTATATCCGTAAAGAATATTGAATGCAGATTTTAAAGCTTTGTGAATTACCACTCCGCTATCTTCAATTTTCTTTAGCATATTACCTAGTGTAGCTTCTTTCCCATTTACTCCCGTAAGTATTTTACAAATAGCTTCAACAGCACTTATGCTTTCTTTAATTGAGTTTTCATAATCCGGCTTTTCTCTATTAGACAAAAAACCAACCGCTTTAGATATGTGTGTATTAACAATACTATATGGACTATCTGCAGCCTTATTTATTGCTTCAATTTCATTCTCATCTGTGATTGGAACAATAATTTCATTTACAAAACGATATCCAACGTACTCATTTTTAAATATAGTGTTATAGTCCTCAGCATATTCATCTTTCTTCCAGGGATTCATTTGTTTCATTTTCTGAACTATAAATTCAATAAGTGAAAAAACCTCATCATATGTATTTTCACGAATAGTTTGATATATTATTTCCTTAACATTTTCCTCATCACAGATTTGTGAACAATCAAATTCAAACGCAAATACCTGAATTATTATTGACTTGTAAAATGTCTGTGTTCTCTGGAAATCAACATCGTCCAAAATAATGCTTGTCATGTTAATCAGCATTGCCCTCGTTCTATCATCCAATGATTCATATTGCATATTTCTATTTTCAATACTTATATTGTTTCTGTCTGAAAAACCACCGCGCAATCGAACCTTATAAGTTGGTTTACTATCTGATCTTTTCATTTTCGCATTCCCCCTCATACAAAGATTATATCACTGCATGAACATTTTTTCAAAAATTTCTACTCCATTCCCCATACAATCATATACTGTCCGTTCTTTTCTTCTACCAGATGACACATCCTCTGACGCATTAACCTCTGTGCCATGCTGCGTCTCCGGTAAAAACTCCGCCTGCTGATCGGGAGAATACCATAATGAGCCTCAAGCATATCATAGGACACTTTATGTATTATGGATTCTGTTAATTCTCTGGCTATGAAGCTGTCAACCTCATTACAGATCTCATACGTTTCTTTTTCACTCATCATGCACATTCCCCCTTTCGTGCAAGCTGTTTATGTATTATGCAACATTATAACATATGTTCCACTCGTTTTATAAGCTTTTATTATAATCTAATGCAACATTTTGGTTTATATATTGTTTTCAAAAATAAAAAAGAGCCGGACATACAAGACATTAAGTCTCATATATTCGGCTCTACGGCGCTAACTTATGCAGTAATTATAGCATATCCAATTTGTAATGAACAGAAAAAAATACCAACCATCTAATATTAACGGTTGGTATGGTTTATAACAAAAAAATGTACAAACTTTTCAAATAAACTAGTTTTATATGTTATTCTTTTTTTTCTATCAAGTGAATTCCTTAAATATTGTTGTGACTCAAATAGTTGTATTTCAAACTCTATTGGAGCATTACTATATTCTACTTTTTCTAACTTTGTATAACAGTCATCATGGTCATCATATGGAGACATATTTTCAAATTGCATTATCGTCGAATCCACAATTCTTCCACAAATTTTATTAAAGTAATGTGACCATACAGCATCTTGATATCTAAATTCGCAATGAAATATTTCATTTTCTTCATTCGGAACGTTATACATTTCTTGTGCCAAATAATGGACTAAACAAGACATATCATGACAAGCTTCTTTAAATGTAGCAATGTCAACTTCTTGTGCAAAAGGATCTTTTTTACATCTTACATCAAATCCTTCTCTGTATAACGCTTGTGCTTTCTCAATAATTATTCTTTTTTGTTCATCATTTATTTGCATAACTATGACCTCTTTAAAATTATATCACTACAGCCGCCAATATTCAATTATCAATGTACTACAATGCTAATGTCTGTATACCATTTTTACCGGCATTTTTCAGACAGATTTTTACACTTTTCAAATCTTCATCTGTCATTTCTCTGATTTTCTCAACAGATGTGATGCCTGCTCTTAATAATGTGTTATATGTTCTGACTGATAAATTTAAATCATCAATTTTCATATTTTTTACCTCCGTTATGTTCAGTTTAAATGCTGCTTTCTTATCGCAAAAACAGCAAAACCGTCTTTCATTTTTCGATAGAAAGCTAATTATCGTGGTACTGTCTCGGAAGTTTAAAGTCATCTTGAACAGTCAAACGGCTGACTCTTAAATTCTAAATTTTCTCCGGCAATGGCATCCATCCAAGGACTTCGGCATCCACAAGGTTGTTATATACATCGTCTGGATTGAAATGTCTGTACTCCCACCAACCTTGAGGTATAATGTAACAATCCTCATTCTCATCGTATTCTCCATCAATATCTTCCCAATCCCATATGCTGTCATTCTCCAACATTGTTCCGTCTTCATATATTGCCGTTGTAATATGCGATTCTTTTCGGTTCTTGTACTTATAACAAATAAGGACTTCCACCTCACATTCTGGCAATCTGTCGGTTATCCATTTCTGTTCCATGTCTTACCTCCGCTAAATTCTAAATATGTTCAGTTTCTTCTTAAAATCTTCAATATATCCTCTATTCCTTGCTGATATCCATTGTAAAAATTCTGTACTTTTTGAACTTCAGTATTACACTTAATGCTTGCATTATGTTCCAGTTCATTCGCTTTCCGTTCAATTTCTTCATACTCTTTTTTATCCATCTACTTTTCCTCCTAAACGTTCAGTTTATCTGTACATTCGCCTGCAATTACCGCCCTTGCAATGACGCATAAGTGTATCATCTCTTATCTTTTCAAGATAATGTTCGCTTTGCTTGTTTGAACAGTAATAGCATAGATTTTCAATATCGGTTTTTTTATGACTGCAAAACTTGCAATTTCGCAATTCATTTTTTAATCTTGCCATTGTTTACCTCATTAAAATTCTAACTTTACATGCAATTCCTAATATATTCTTCCACAGCAGTTTTTGCATTTTCAGGCTCACAATAAATCATGCAACCGCTAATAGTGCTGTCTGCAATATCAGAGTCAGTTAAGTCTGCACCATTTTTTTCAAGCCATGAATCCAATTTCCCACACACATCCAGCAACTCCATTGCTAACCTTTCTCGTCTGTCGATGATATTCTGAATTTTCTTTGGAATTTTCATTTTTACCTCCGCTAAATTCTAAATATGTTCAGTTTATAACATTAAATATTACCTTTTTTCTTTTCTTCCATGAGCAGACTTAACAACTTGTCTGCGTAATTTCTCAAATCACTCTCACTAGGAATTTTGGAAAAATCAAATCCTATCTTTTCATCAAGATATGACAATATGTCCTTACTCTTTACATGGTCTATTTCTAATACATCACATAAATAATTATGTAGTGTAATTCTGTGCTGTTCTAAGCCATACAAGGCAACTGCGCCACCATCTTTCATACTTTCTATACACCATACTTGGTGTAAATATTCCTCACATAAATTTAATGCATTCGTTCTATCCATTTTTTTACTCCTCTTTTAATTCTAATTTAACTGACCTTTTTAGTTCCCACTTTCAAATTCTTCAAGTGCTTTGTAATACTCGCTTCCCTTAATTTCTGCAAACCCATCACTCTCTGGCGTTATTCCATTCTTGTTAGTTTTAACATTCAGATAGCATTTTCCGTCATGTTCAAATCTGGTAACTGAATAACCGCCGTAACGCAATTCCTTAAAATAATCTTCTTCTCTAACTGGATGATTATTAATTATGATTTTTCTCTCAATGCATAATTCTTGAAACTCTTTTAATGTCTTACTATTTGCTCTGAAACTACGCATCATCACATCGGAATCACAGAATATATTGACAGGTTTTAATAATTCCTTACCGAACTTTGCATTATTTTCTTCACAATCCTCAACGTAAAGACGAATACTGTGTTTTTCGAAATCTTCGAATGGTCTATTGCAAAATCCATTTCCGCCGATATGATATGCGTGTCCTGCAATTCCTTTTTCGTCAAAAAATTCATTTATCAATTTTCGCCTTTCTTCATCATGAATGTTGTAATCTTTAATTTCATTTAAAAAATCTTCATTTGTAACAATATAGAATTTTTCCATGTTTTTTCTCCTTTTACTTAATACTGAAATTTAAAACTGCTTAGGCAAACCGGAGCTGTCCGATCATCCAAAATTAAAACTTTCATATTGTGCTTCAGCGTACAACCATGAGTCATGTTTGCATTTATACATATTTGCAAACACGGGTTGATAATTATTTAGTTCTTTATATCCACCAGAATCTATATGATTTCTTCTGTCCTCTTCAAACTTCTTGATTTCTTTCGCTTTTCCTATATGTTTATACATACTGCCGTAGTGATAGTAAATTTCTCCGTTTACAAGTGCCGCATAGAAATTTATAATTTCTCGATCATGGCAAATATATTTATATGCTACCACCTCTGTTGCATGAATATCTTTTCCAAGTATATGGTCGTTCTCTGCAAGATATCGCGCTGCCGCACTTTCTGCAGGTTCTCTTTCAGTAAAAACTACTCTACCAATCTGCGTATTCCATGTCACGTCTCTATCAAGATCATATCCCCGGTTGTTATGTCCGCAAGACCATGTTCTTTTTCCAACAATACATTCTTTTACATCTCCACGGATGACTTTATACACTCTCTGTCCCTCTGTGAGCATTACTGGCGGCTCATTTTCAGAATTCTCCGGTATAAGTAAATCCATTAAATTTATCTGCCCATCACATTCATAATTACCCAAATTTTTCATTCTCTTTTTGGGAACCGGGTACCCTTTATGTGCGCTGGTTCGGCTCCTTTCTTGACTTTATTTCTTTTTTTGATATAATTTTCATATCGAAACACTTATTGTGTCGATTGGAAGTGGCGCATCAATCCTGATGAGATTATGCCTAGTATTTAGTGCAATACTAAGCAGCGTAACTGTAATTTACTTTTCCTTTTGTAAAGAGGTGGTACCCATGAGAAAACTTGAGACTGTAACAGCAATTTTTAATTCATTTGCTTGCAACTGTTTATCTTTCATTGGGATTTACGCTGCTACTTCCGCTAACAAGTATAACTTGCTGATGAGTTGGTGAAATTCCACCGAATAGCGGAATGCACTGGTGCATGTTAAAGCATGCACCTTTTTTATATCATCTGATCTAACGGCAAGCTCATCTGCCCTTTGCAGTTGTCCCCGATCGTCGTAGGATCCCATCCCACGCCGATATAGTCCAGGACTTTCGCCCATCCATAATCATTCCCGTCCTTATCCTTACAGAGATGGAACATCAGATAGTCCCACTCTTTCGGATTACTTTCATACAACAGATCAAATCGATGGGGACGCTTCTCCATGTGGATTCCAAACCCACACATACTGCAACCAGTACGCTGTGCCTTTGTCGTGTACAATGTACCGTCTGGCTTTTTCTCAATAGTTCCATAAATCTCTGGAATGATGCTTTCAGGCATTTCAAAACTTTGAGATAATCTTCCTTCTTTCAAAAGCTTTTCGTGATATTGTTCTTTCAGTCCGGCTTTCCACAATTCGTCCATTTCCAATGCAAGTTTTAAAATGTCCTGCCTATGGAAGATTGCAAATGGTGCTGATCTGATCGTGGATGCTCCAAAATAATTGCAACCATTCATCCGCAGGCTCTTGGCACGTCTGCCACCTTCGGATGCCATCAGTCCCAGATACGGCACACTGTTATGCTCTTTTCCCCAGTCATCACAGTTTTTCTCTTTAAGGTAATAACAACACTTGGACGATACGAGAAAATCTGGCTTCTGATAATCACACCCTTCATTTTCGTTTTCATATCCACCGAACAGCTTTAACCATCTCTGTTTTAGCTGCATTTTAGAGTTTTTCTGCCATCCGCCATATTCTCCAGTCTCCCCAGTAATAATCGCATGGCGGACAGTTTTATTTTTCTCTGACGGATTTTGTAACAATTCTATCTTGGCAGCCACTTCCTTTGAAATGACCGGAAATCCAAATTCCTGTATAACCTTTGGTTTTGTCCAATATGTGCCATCATCTCTTTTCAGTGGCGGTACATTTATTATTCCAAGAGCCTTATGTACTCTCTGTATACTCTTGTCTTCCAGTGTAGATGCACTGACTCCTGGTGCGTCAATTCCGCATACCTCATGTAAAAACAGGTATAAGATTATACTGTCAAGTCCACCGACCGAAACGTGATAATTGAGCAATCGCCCATCGCATTCATTTGCAAATTCCTCTGCTCTAATCTGTGCGTATTTTCTTTTAAACTCATATGGTTGCTTTTCTTTCTGCATAAAAGATGCTATTTTCTCATATGCTCCAATCCGCTCCATTCTTTCTTTTACTGATTCCATTTTTATTTGGAGTAAAGAGCTCTTTCACGCTGGCCAGCAAACCTCTTACTCCTTTCGATTTACTTCAAAATTTCATCTAAGCAGGCATTCCAACCTACGCCCTTTGCCTCTGTCCAAAAGTTACTTATGTAGTGATTTTTGTTATGATTAATTTCTCTTTTCTCCGGCAATTCCCGGAGCGGACACAGATCATGCCGTTTCTGTGTGAATGTGCTTTGTGATAATTTCGAAGCACCATTGTTTAACACATTCATAAGCTGGCATTTTTTTATCCCTTGAAATTCATACAGAAATTTACATTTACTGCACGATTCCGGCATATCCATAATCAAAATTGCTTTAGCCATTTACTCCACCGCCTTTCACAATCTCGATTGCTTTCTCCACAGCCTGCTTGTACCAAAAACATCTTTCTCTTTGTAGATCGTCTAATGCTATTTCTGTGTTTTTCTTTTTAACTTCTTCCAACTGCTTCACAACCGCATCCACATCATAGGCAGTCGTCTGTGCGTCAATAACGCTTTGAAATCCAATGATGTGTGCCATATCGACCAAACTGGCACTTTCATTTTTAACTTTTTCAAGATGGTCTATTAACTTGTCTGCATCAATCAGTCTCATCACTCGCCCTCCTGTTCCAATCTGTAGTTGCTTTCGTTCGCTCGTCTTTCCCTGTTCTGATGCCTCCGTCCTGATCCATGTACATCTCACATTCATAGCTTTTTGGAAGTTCTATTCCGCATTCCATACATTTGATTTTGAACATTACACCAACAGCCGAATGTGATGACTTATTTGTAATGGTTAAGAACATTGCTTTTCCACCGCAGAACGGGCATGGCTTAAGGCTTCACTCATTCTTCATCCTCCCAATCTAATTTTTGACCACACCACCGGCAGTATTCGTCTCCATAACATACATCGCTTCCGCAATTCTTGCATTCGTAATCTGTTCCGCCAAAAATTCCAAGTACAGCAGTAGGCTTTTCGTCTGTCTGTTTTTCCATCGCCGCCCGGCATTCTTCCGGTGTGCCGATTGATTCATACTCTGCGCATTCTTCCAAGGCTTTTCCAATCGTTCCATGCTTTTTAACAAGCCAAACATACTTCATAGCTTCTTTTAATTCTTCCAGTGTACCAATCGCACGGTACTGCTGTACTTCTTCAAGCGCATTGATTGCCGTCTGCTTAGCTTTTATCGCCAAATCCCCATGTGCTTCAATCATATTTAAAACGTTAATTGCTTCACTCTCCATCATGGCTACACCTCCAACAGTTCCGGGTTATCAATCATGTTGCCGATCACTTCAAAATTCTCTGAATCAAAATCATCCAGTTCATCGTAATAATCACAGCCCGGCTCATTCGTACACCATCCGTTTTCATGCCACACGACACGCTTTCTCGTCTCATCTTCTGGAAACTCAACGTCGATATGCCCTGAAAGAATATCATTCTCAAAAATCCGTCTGCCGCTTTTATCATTAAGTCCTGTGCACTGGCAAATAGTTGATGGGTCTATCTCGTAAACAGCTTTTTTACTTGCGAAAACCGGTTTAAAAATAAGCGGTCTTCCTGCAAGTTCATAATAACTACCAGACATCCATTCTCCGTCATCAATGCACTTTCCGCGGAACAAATATCTATCTTCCATCCTTTTCCTCCATTTCTTTCAGCTTGGCTTCGGCTTCCGCTCTGGTAAGAAATACCGACTTTTCAAATTCCATTACATCAATTTGACCAGATAAAGTCTTATCATTTGATTCATAATCGCAAAACAGTATAGTTTCTCCATCTTCAAAACAATCCAAATGGAAGTCTTTAACTGTAAACTCGTCTATATCTTTTCCAAATCCTGCAAAATCAAGGAAAATTTCATCTCCCACCTTGCATGGCAACCTCAAAAGTAATCCCTGCTCATCTGCATCCTCATAATATTTCAATTTTTCTCGCAAATCAGCCATAGCCCATAAATTGCGATAGAATAATGCTAAAAGTCCTATTGTACTGTCTATTTCTACCGACAGCATGGAAGCCATATATTCGTCAACTTCTTCATCTGATAAGCCATTAAAATCTTCACCGCAAATATCTTTGACAAGATTTCTTATAAGCCACCTGCTATCAACGTCCAGATTATAATCTCTGTATCTGGCATTGCGCTCATCATCTGCATAGCAGCTGTTATGTGCCAGCTCGATCATCGACATGTCAGCCACGCTTTTATTTGTCGTTAATCTCTCCATGCCATTCCTCACTTTCCATTAAAAGCCATTCCTTCATCTCGTAGGTTCCCGATATACTCTGGTCGTGATAACCGTATGTTTCTACTGTCACTAAAAAATCTGCTAGCTCTTCGTCCGTCATGCTTCTGATACGGTCTGCATTGGTCTGTGGCTTCTTAGCCATGATTTTCATACACTCTGTCATATTTCTACCTCACTAAATCTAATCCTCATTTATGTAAAACTCGTTTCCATGTCCGCTGTACCCAAAGCAAAGGCTTCCATCATCACAAATTAATGCCAGTTCTAAGTCGGATAATTGCGTGTTATTTTTAATAACCTTATATGTTGAACGATATATATCAGGTTTACATTCTAAGACAATGTCATAATCATCAAGATTATCAACTTTATATCTTGAAATTCTGTATTTTTCCTTTAATTCGTTATAAATCGTACTGTTCATGATTGACTTTTCTCTCTCATTTTCAGTAAAGGCATATGCTGGATAAATTCTCTTTTCAATCTCCATATTATTTTTCTCCTACCTCACTAAATCCTTTGTTTTAACAGATATCCCTTTAAATTTCCCGGTACGACAATACTCCGCAGTGTCAAAAAACATAATGCATCCATCGTCTTTTCCGGTATCGTCACTTCCTGCAAGTGCTATGCTTACGCCATTTCTTACCAATGTATTTATTAACAACATCCGTACCGCTTCTATCTCCTGCTTGGTTTCATCTGTCATTTCTCCAATGTTAATAATCCTTCCAGTATTCCAACAGCCACGTTGCAGCATCCCCAAACCCGTGTTTTGTCAGCTCTTCCACAAGCCGGTCAAGTTTCACTTTTTTATAATTCTGGTCCGTACTATCAAACGACTGCTCACAGGTTGCAAGAATCGACTTGTCCAATCCGTCTATGTGGAAGTTCTCGATCAAGCTGTCCGCATAATCTGTCAGTGTCACATAATGATTTCCTACCCAGTTCATATCGCAAGCGGCTTGCGTCTCCCGATCAAATCTTGTTTTAAACTGTTTCAGGCGTTTTTCTCCGAATCCGAATTCTTCATGTAGTGCTGTCATTGTTACGATCATAACTGTCATGTGGAGATTTTCACTGACCTCATGGACGAAGCTGTCAATATCTGCCTGTGATACTGTGATCGGTGCTTTTGTCAGTCCGCGATATTTAATGTCTTTCGTAAGTGCTTCCAGACCACCATCTGAAACAATCCTCTGTGCTGCTATCATCCCCTGCATACGCAGTTCAAATTCTCTTGTTGCTTTCGCCATATTCTAATTTCCTCCCGGTTCCGTATTTAAAAGCATTTTTTCTAATGCATCATAATCATGCTGGCGTTGATCAAAATTGTTAAAAGCATTCTTCTTTGCTTTTACCTCTTTACCAGGCACATAGTTTTCTTCAAGGTAATCAACATAACCACTGTTAAAAAATGTGCTGCCGTACTGTGCTTTCCTCCAGTCGGCGTCCTTCTGCAATTCCAAGCTGTAGCGTTCAATCGCTTTAACAAGCTTATCTTCCCCGATTGCGAGTAGCCTCTTCTTTTGGGTATCCGATACCTGTCCTTTACCTTTCTTGTTCGGATAAAGTTTCCACAAACGTTCAAATAATGCCTTAGCATCAGCCAAAGTATTTATATTATTTTCATTTACATTATCATTTACATATTCATTATCAGGGTTATTTTGCTTTTCAGAAAAACCATTTGCTTTTTTTGCTTTCTCTTGCTTTTCATTTAAAGCATTTGTTTTTGGTCTGCCGCCAAGCTTTCCTGCTTCAATACGCTTTTTTACCTTTTCCAGATAAATAGCAGTGTCTCTGTCTATCCGTTCCTGTATCACTCCGAAAATCATATCTGTCGCCGGATCAAGTTCTGGTAGATTTTCATTGGAAGCATAACAGAGGATTGCTGTAAAAAGCTCCCCTCTCTGCTCCATGTTAAGTTTCTGTACATGCTTCAGATAATCTGTATACATGACAAAACTGTTTTTTTCTGCCAAGCAATCACCCCGTTTCCAAGTCCTTAAGTAAGTCTCTTAATTTCATTTTTGCCTGTTCCGGTGTAAGCTCCGTGATTGTGACCTCAATTCTCGGCTTCTCTTTATCTACAGAAACATCATGATAAAAATGAGGGATGCATCTGCGATTATCTTCTTGCAGCACCTTTGTTTTTGTGAGACTGTCCTGAATGAACTTTGTTACACAGGAGAGAATGTTGTCCCCATCTCTCCTGTTGTCTTTTTCAAAACAGTGGTAATAGATCAATACTGGCTTTTCAATATGTACTCCGTGTAGCTGCTGTCTGATACACCACATGATGTGATTCTCATTATCATTTTTTACCTTTCCGCCCTTATATGGGTTCGTTCGATTGGCTGCTGTATAATTGTTCAAGCCTTCCAAGCGCCCCGGAACTGTAAATTTATACTCCATCGGCACCGTCCTCCATTCTGATCTGCGCATTACAATCATTAATCTGCTCTGCTAAATATGCCGGAAGAGTGTAACAATCAATAAATTCGTGCGCATCGGCAAGATCTTTACGTTTCAGTGCCTTGTAGCTTTTCATTTTTCCTTCATCATCGTAGATGCCAAACTCACGTTTTAGCTGATTATAGATATCGCTGAACACTTTTTTATGTACTTTGCTATCTCTGTAAGCTTCTGATTTCTTACCACCGAGCATTTCCACCGCCTTACGTCTGACGTGTGCGGAAAGTTCGTCTGATTCTGCTCCGAACAGCGGCATATCATTTTCAATGGAATATACTTTTTGCTCTACGGTTTCAACTTTCTGTTCCAACTCCACAGTTCCCTGTGCCAGCAATGCAATCTGTTCCAAGGCTGTGAGAGGTTTCTTAATTGCATCTTCCAGCTCATGAAAACGATTGATATATTTTGCAGTGAACTCTGTACCTTTCACACCAGTGAGCTTGTGAGCAATAAATTCACAGCCTTTCTTTGTAACCAGATAGCAAGGTCTGCTCTGATTGTTATTATCTTTATATGTACTTTCCTCAAAAAAATCGCCCAGCGCAATCTTGCTCTCGGCAAATTGCTTTGCATATCTTCTGATATCTCTTAATAATTCTTTATGTTCTTTTCCGACCATATCAGCAACTTCTACTGATGTAATTGTTTTCTGTTCTAAATTCAAAACTTCTCCTTTCTCCCGGCACCATGGAAAGCACCGGGAAACCATGGCTTTCAAAATTCGTGATATATTATGAAATCCTCATGATGTTTTCTTTTAACCGCCGAGCAGTTCTCGACAGTCAGGTGTTTCAACCTATAAATAACTGCGTCCATACCTTTTACGGAAAAGCTCTCTGGCTTCATCTTCTGTGTGACCGGATGCCACACAACGCTTTTCCCATGCAAGCTGTCCTGCAATTTTGCTCAACTTTTCAGCGGTCGTATTATCATGGACACGCTGTGCAACAGGGCTTTTCGTGTGGCAGTACTCGCAAACCGGAACTTTTATTCCATCTTCCTCTGCAAGCTTTCTGAATCCATTGCCAAATAAAAGATGATGTTCCTCAGTGGTAGGTCTGCCACAGAAAATGCAGTTATCATTGTATTTTGTAACAATTCCGACTGTTTTCATTTATACCTCTCCCAGCAGCTCTGAATAATGAATAGGTTTCTTTAACACCTTTGTGTGCTTGCAGTAATCACACAATTCACACCGGATAGGTTCTACCGCACCGGATTTCAGTGCAAGAATCTTAGGTGTGTTCTGTTCCACCTCCACAAGCTTCTCATGAAGATGTTCATCATCGATCCAGATCAGTTCGATATCTGTTTCTTTTTCCTTAGACGCTGCTGCGATAAAGAATGGTAACCGCTTTCCAGTATTTCTATAAACAACTTCCTGGTACACTGCACCCTGAATGTCATATCCCCAATACTGAATGAAATCCATATAGCCGAAATCCTTTGTATATTCAGCCTTATGCAGTTCTCTCATAACTTTCAGATCCACAATCGCTTTATCTGCAATGTAGCTGTCCATCTTTATTTTCCACTTTGCGCCGAACATATCAGCGGTCATAATGACCTGCTTTTCTCCGGACATGAACTGCATAAAGGTTTCATCTCTTTCAATACGATTGATGATTTCCTCCGCTTTTTTGTAGTCTGCCTTTAAATCCCCGGACTTTGTAAAAATGGCAGGATTCTGTGCACGGAACAAGTCAAGGCTTCCCTCAAAATGTGAATCCACATAAGAGCCAACCAAAAGAGCTGTTGTCTTTTCAAGCTCCCACTCTCCGTTAAGTATTGCCATGGCCTGCGATTCACACGCTGGCTTTCCGATAGTTCCCATAAAGTTTTTATACTGGCTGACCGAGAGATACTCCCGATCAGCTTCCTTTGAATAGTAATTTTCATTATTCAGTAACATTATCAAATACCTCCGATGCTTCTTTCATAAGTTTCTCATTCTGTGGGCCAGAAAAAATATCTGGTACTACAGGTGCTGCAGCCTTTACAATATCCTCTGCTTCTCCTTCAACAGAACATCCCATAAGTGAATTTGGAATATGCACTCTTGCAAAAAATGCGGATGCACGGTAAGCAAGCATAAGTTCCGGCATGGTTTTCCATTTACTTCCGTTCTTTCCGTACCATCCCTCATCTTTTGCCATCTGAATGGTTACCTCTGCACCATTTATGGTTTCTCCGGTATCTACCTTTTCAGCAGTTAAAAAACATCCCCAAGAATCCGTATTGCGTTCGCCAGTGTATACATGATGGACATTTTTAAATTTTCCACTTGCCATAATCATTGATGTGCAAGCCTGTCCACTCCACTGCGGCTTTCCCTGCACAACGTAAAGATTCTGCATAACCATCATTGGACTAACTCCCATGCGGTTTGCCATATCAACCGCAATCGTGCAGTCCATTGGCTTATTCTGATATGCCTGTGGCACCAGGGAAGATGATGCGAACATCTTCCCTATATTAAATAAATTCTGAAACGCTTCCGGATCCGAAAAAACATTTGTCGAAAGCTGTGTATTCTGCTCTACTGTCATAATCTCTGTATTTTCCATGATATATCCTCCTATAACTCAACTACTGTCATTGCATCTTCATCCGTTGTTCTGGTGGCAATGAACTGTAAGCCTTTCTCTTTGCATTTTGCATAAAGCTTTTCCCTAAGATCTGTTGCAAGCTTCTCCACTCCATCAATAAGGATGATGTTAAGTCCGTTTGGATTCTGCAAAGCAACGTCAATACATAAATCAAGCTTCTCTCCCTCTGACAGATTGCTTACTGGAAGTCCGTTAATAAGTGGAATACCATTTTCAACCGTGAGGCCCTCAATCGGGATTGTGCAGTTAGTGAGGATTTCTCCAGGAAGTGTTCTTGCTTTTTCAATTTTATCTGTGAGATCCTGTGACTGCTTTTTCATTTCATCAATCTCATTCTGCAGACTGATCATTCGCTTATACTCATTAATGTGGCTCTGCATTTCTTCAATGGTCTTTGCCTTATTCTGTAAATCCGAAACATCATTAGGCTGCTTATCTGCGTATTCTGCATACTCGGCTACTTCTGCATCAAAGTGAGCAACATTTGCTTTATATGTCTGCTCAATAACTTCAAGCTTGTCCTGTCTCTTAGATGAAAGCTGTTCCTTCTCTTTCTCATATTCCCTGATCTGCTCATTCAAAGATGCAACTGATTTGTCAATCTGATTAGCACGGTTACTGATTTCTCGGTCAAGTGCTGCAATCTCAATTTCTTTGTCAGCTTCGAATTTTCTGATTTTATTATCCCTGCTATCCATTAAAAGTTTTGCTTTCTCAATAGTCTGGTTCTCTCTCTGTAAACGCTCAATCTGTCTGTAAATCTCTCCGGCGCTTGCACTCTCCCATTTTTCAACATCATAGCCAGCCGGAATGCTGCTTGCGATTTCTTCTACAAATGCCTTTTTATTTCTGATATCGCGGTCAATGTTCCGGCGGTTCTGATAGTAATCGCCGTTTTCTGCCTGGATATCATTCAGTACTGAAAGAATGTTCTGGTCATAAGAAACCCATGCCGGGATTTCTCCAAACCATTCCTTGATTTTATTCATATCCCACGGATACTCGATCATGTCTAAAATAATGGCGTTCTGCTGTTTTTTATCCATGTTCATAAACTCAATAGGATTGAGTTGCAATGGTGTAAATAATTCTTTCAAAAAAGCTTCTGGACTTCCAACCTCCAAGCCGTCTCTTTTTACTGACTTATAAGGTGCTTTTCCTGTTCTGACCTTGCGGTCAATGGAAATCCCTGTGTCTGTCTCGACAATGATCTCCCCCTCTGATTCCCCTTTATGTACGATGTACTCACGATCGCTTTTATTCGTCAGTGCATACTTAATTGCATCCAGAACAGAACTTTTTCCTGTTCCATTTTTTCCAGACAGCTCAACAGATGTTCCGTCTGCTTCATACTCTCTGATTCCAAAAAGATTTTTGATTTTGATTTTTGTAATGTTCATTTTAAAAATTCCTCCAAACTCATTTGATAATATTTTGTTGATCTGACCATTTCAGTGACCTTTTTCTCGTTTTCCCGCCTTTTGGTCTCACCCGATATGCAATCATCACATTTACCGTTCTCACCTTCTCCGGCATCCATTGAACAATGGCAGATCCTGCATTCTCGTAAAAACATAATTTTCACGCTTTCCAATATTTAATTTTCGTGTTACAATAAACGCAGAAATACTTTTGTATTCCTACGTTTAAATAGCACCTGCGTTCGCCAAAACATTCATGGTGCTATTTTTTTGTCCTCAAATTCCCCAAGGAACTCAACATCAGCGTCAAGCTTGTCCTTCCGGCGGATCATGTAAAAGTATGCTTTCCGCTTTTCTTTCCGGCGGTTCTCCACGTCCAAGATCACAACTCCAATAAGTGCAACCAAAGCTCCGAGTGCCATAGCGATTAATAATAAGATGTACTTTTCACCATACGCATCGAGCATTCCACCCAGAAACATGATTCCAAGCCCTACCACTATAAATACTTTACTGATCTGCTTCATTTTCCACCTCCTCATTGTCTGCTCTCGGTTCGATACCTAGAAACTTGTCCAGCTTTGCCCGGAAGATAAAATACTGATAATTCTTAACCTTCGCATTTGGCTTTATCACACTTCCGAGATCCCACCGCCCGGCTTTCATCTGCCGTCTGAGGTATTCCACGTTGCATCCAATCTCGGCGGCGGCTTCTTTTACTGTTAAGCGTTGACTCACTCTCCATTACTCCTTTCTAAAAATGGTACAAATCTTTTCGAGTTGTATGTTAATATGTGTATATCAAAAATAGAAAGGAGGAAATACACATGACACATACTGCTGAAAAGTCCTTAAAATTTCTTCAAGCCAAAGCTATAACTGGCATAAAAGACTTTAAAGACTTAGATTTAATGACTGAGCTTGGTCTTTCTTATGAAATTGCCTTTAATGTCATTGCTGAGCTTGAAAAATACGGTTATATAGAAGTTGATCGTCAATACGTCAATTCACATTTCACACTGATTTAACTTCTATAGATAGTCCTGAGTAATTTTACTTGGGGCTATTTTTCTGTCCTGCTTATTGGACTGATGTTGTGGTATCTTCTAGTCAAGAAGTTTGTCAATTTTAACTTTTAGGATTTTTGCAACAGAATTAAGGTTTTCTGCGGATGGTGTTGAATTGTTCCATTTAGAAATTGCTCCGTGGCTCAATCCTGCTTTTTTTTCAACAGCAGCAACACTCATGCCTTTTTCCTTGCAAATATCCCTGATTTTGTTGTAAATCAATACTATGCCTCCTTTGAATATTTTCTACTTTTTATTGACATATAGTAGAATTTATTCTATAATTATTTT